GAGCTTTTTGACGAAACAGATACACTATATGTATTACAAGATTGGATTGATTTTTACAGCGCAAATACTGGATTATCTACTCAAGCAGGTGGCGGTGGAGGCGGTGGAGGCTCTTTTGATGGTCAATTAACACAAGGAGGAACGGATGTAAGTAATTCAAATCCTTTGCCAATAATTGGAACAGAAACAGACGGAGGAACACCAACAGGAAAAGCAATTCTAATGGCTGGCGTAACTAGCGGTGGCGTTACTCAATTTTTAGAAACCAATGCAAGTGGTCATTTAAACGTATCAGACGGAAATGGAAGTATTACTATTGATAGCCTTCAATTACCAAGTGCATTAGTAGGTAATAAACTTTCGGTTACTGACCCAACAGAATTGCCTTTACCTATTGGGGCTTCAACAGAGGCAACTTTAAGCTTACTCAATGCAAAGTTAGTAGCTGCCTCTACACCTGTTGATAGCACAGGCTCTCAATCTACCACCGCAGTACGTTCTTTTTTAATGCAATTTAATGGTACAAACTGGGACAGAGTAAGAAGTAATATAGAAGTGACATTATTAGCGTCAGCAGCAAGAACAACAACACAAACAGGTGCAGATATTATAAATTATAATGCAAATAATCTTATTGTAGTATTAGATATGACGGTAGTAGGAACAGGAAGCGTAACTGTAAGTATTCAAGGTAAAGATACTGCAAGTGGTAAATATTATACAATTCTTACTGGGTCAGCAATTACAACAAATAGTACAAATCGTTATAGAGTTGGTCCGTTTTTATCCCCAGCCGCTAATAGCGTGGAGCAAGATTATTTACCTCGTGTTTTTAGAATAAACGTAACGGCTAACAACGCTAACTCGGCAACATATTCAGTAGGATATAATTTATCATAATAAAAGTTAACAATTAAAACAAACAAAAATGAAAAACTGGAAAACAACATTATTTGGGACATTGACAACAATTTGCGTAGGATTATCACAAATAGAAACACAATATAAAAACTATTTTATAGCAGGTAGTGTTATATTTGGAACGTTATTTGCGTTATTCTCAAAAGACAATAATGTAACTGGCGGTGATATAAATAGTATTGCTGGAGGTGGTATAAAAAATCCTCCAAAAAAGTGAAACGTTTTTTTTATGAAAAACTTTGGCTTCTCCCATATATATTAATGGGAGTAAGCCTTTTGTCTATTATTGTTACTAAACTTGGATTTGATTTTAATTATGTATTGTGGGGAAATATAGGGGGTTATTCATTGGTAACTAATGTTCTTTTCATATATATATTTTACTCTGGTAATTATTGCATTTTAACTAGACTAATGTCATTAGGTTTATTAATATCAAATATTGTTAACATAATCGGAGAATTTTACCCCAAATATTATAACATTTGGTATGACCTAATAATATGTGTTATTATCATTAGTTCATGGATTGTTTACGAACTATATAAAAAATTCCTTAAATGAAAGACCAAATACCTACCGAACAAATACATGATATAGTTTCATGGAATGACGCAACAATAACTGGGATTTTAATTGCTGTTGTAATAACTCTTGGGATTGTTGTGTATTACTTATTTAGAATAAATCAAGAACTTTACGACCAATTCACTAAAGAAAGAGACGCTTTACACAAAGAACATTTAAGCGAAATAAGGTCATTTAACGATATACTTATCAAAATAAGTAACCAATATTCAGATTCTATAAGAAACATTGTGGAATTACACAAAAAATAAAAAAATATGTGTGTAAATATGCATATAGAACCTTTAAAAAAAGAAAGCATTTTACCCAATGTTAAACTTTTAATGCTTAAAATAGAAAAAGCAGAAAAAAAATTAAATAAAATAGGTAAAAAGAAAAAATATAATTAACAATAATAAATTATGGCAGTATTTATAAGCGCAGGGCATAATCCACAGGGGATAAAAAAAGATTCAGGTGCAGTAGCAAATGGGTTCCATGAAGCTGATTTAAATGTTGATTTTAGAAACTTAGTTTTGGCTGAATGTAAAAAATTAGGATTAAAAACTATTAACGATAATGATTCTGAAACTTTAGGTCAATATTTGTCAAGAATTCAAACGGGTAGTGGCTCGGTAGTGTTGGAGTTTCATTTTGATGCAGCAGGACCAACCGCTACTGGGACAACCGCTTTAATAGAAAAAGAAGCAGATAGGTTTGATAAAGCTTTTGCTCAAGAGATTGTAAATATAACTAGCGAAGTATTAGGGATAAGAAATAGAGGTGTAAAGTCAGAAGTTGATAGTCATAGGGGAAGTTTAGCATTAATGCGAGAGGATGGTATTATTTGTTTGTTGGAGTTGGGTTTTATTACCAATATTGATGACATAAAAGCTTATCAAAAAGGAAAATATAAATTGGCAATTGAAATGGCAAAAATAATTAAACGTTACGAAGATTTATTATGATAACATTAAGTTTAATAATCAAAAATATAAGGCTACTATTCATAGTAGCTTTGTGCGTTATAGCCGTAATTCTTTATAAAGATTATCAATATCAAAAAAAAGAAAATATTCGACAAACTGAAAATATTCGCCAAATAAGAATATCGGATAGTTTACGATTTGCAACACAAGTTTTAACGGCTAATGAGATAAAAGAGCATTTAGAATATCAAAACAAAGAATTAAAAGATAAACTTTTAAAATCAGGTATTAAAACAGACAGAATAAAAGAAATTATTTCAACTAATTATTTTTATAGGGATTCTATTCAAAAAAAATACTTCACAGGTAAATTTACTGATTCTACAAAATGTCTTGTAGTAAAAGGAGAAATTGACACTAATGGAGTAGTAACTATAAGAGATAGGCAGTTTAAAAATAAAATGGATGCAGTTGCCTATTGGGAACGTAAGGAATGGAAATTCTTAGGAATGAAAACAAGATTTCTTGGAAAAAAACAAATGACAGCTAAAGTGTTTGACGATTGTGGTAATTCACAAGTAATACAAATTAAAAAAAATGAGTGAGCATATTAAAAGGTTTCAAGAAATAAACAATCTTAGAGTTAATGGAATTGTAAATAGAGAAACAGCTTTATTTATTGGTGAAAAATTAAGTTTAGATAAAAAAGTATTGATAAATTTTTTAGGTCAAATTGATGCTATTACAAATTTTCAAGCAAAAAGAGAAATAACAAACTTTAGCAAAAAAAAATTAAAAAAAGAATATTCCGAATTATTTGATGATAGAAGAATTAATATTTATGTGAATAAACCACAAAATATAGCTAATAGAGTATATGCAAATACGCTTGGGAATGGTGACGAATTAAGTGGTGATGGCTATAATTTTAGAGGAAATGGTTTTTTCGGCTTTAAAGGGCGTGATTATCACAAAGAATTTAGTAATTTTATCGGTGAAGATTGCGTATCTAATCCTAACTTGATAATTGAAAAGTATTTATTTGAAGATGCAAAGTTTTTTTTTGATAGATATAAACTATGGGATTGCATGAGAAGTATAACTATTGACAATATAAGTGACTTAACAAGTAAAATAAACAAAGCGTTAGAAATAAATAGTAGAGATAAAAAAAAGGTTGAAATAAGGATAGAAAAAACATTAATTTACGAAAAAACATTATAAAATGGCTAGAATACAGACTTATGATTTAGATACAATTATTACTTCCAATGATATTGTTTTAGGTTCTGATGGTGATAACAATCAAAGGACTAAAAATTACTTAGTTCAATCATTAAAAGAATTTATAATTGGTGGTCAAGGTCCTGAAATAGGAGGTAATTTAAGAATTACTGAAGTGATAGGAGACACAGGAGAAAATTTACCTACTACAATTATAAACGGATTAGACCCAATATATAACGCCGCACCTTACGAATTATTAATTATTACTTGCGACAATAAAGAGGTCTATGTATGTAAATTAAATAATAGAGATTTTGGATTTAGCGAAACACCAACTCTTATAACAGATTATATTAAGATATTTAGTAGAACATCAATTATTGAGGGAGAGAATGTATCTATAACAGGTGACGGATTAACAGTTCCATATACTATTAATTCAGATGACCCACCTGTAATTAACGATGCAACAACACTAATAAAAGGGATAGTTAAATTGGCAGGTGATTTAGGAGGAACATCTGATTTACCAACAGTACCTGCATTAGCTTCAAAAGCACCTTTAGCAAGTCCAACATTTACTGGAGTGCCATCTGCTCCAACTGCAACACCAGGCACAAGTACTACACAGATTGCAACTACTGCTTTTGTAGAAGATGCTGTTTCAGAAATAGACTCTAATAATGTTAAGTTGACAGGTCTCCAAACAATTACAGGTCCTAAAATATTTAATACTGATACAGGTAATAACCCAATATCTATAAACTTAAATGGTATAAGTTTTGGAATTTCAGTAGTTACTGGAATTACTGCAAATGGGGGTTTTCTTTGTGTTACCTCAGGTACCTCTAGGGGTTTTATAGCTAATTCCACAGGAACAGGATTTATCTACGTAGGTCAAAACGACGGAACAAATACTTTCACGGTTGATAAACTAGGTAATATAATTGCAAACACATTCGTTAAATTAGGAGGGACTTCGTCTCAATACCTAATGGCAGATGGAAGTGTTACATCACAAGCAACTGTAATTAGACCAACTAATATTGGTTGGTTTTCGGGGCTAAATGTAGGTACTGTTTCATCTTTAACTACTTTTGGTGATATAAATACAGCAGTTACGACTTCTACCCCTGGGGGTATTAATTCTATTGTGTTAGTTACAATGGCAAATGCTATGGCATCTATGAATTATTATGTAGTTTCATTATTAGAAAGTCTTAGTGGTTCAATAGATGTTGACAATGACATTACTACTCCTGTATTTAGAAAAGTATCAACAACACAATTTGAATTAGGATTTAGAGAATTAGGCGGTTTGCAAACTCAAAATTTAAAAGTACATTTACAAGTAATCTCATATTAAATAAAATGAATAAAATACGAAAAATATCTACTGGGTTAGATTTAAAGAATAGCATATCATATACTGTTGATGGTAAATCATCAAAAGGTACTATACATGAAATTATTTTTGACAACGATATGTGGTTTGATATTTATACCATAGAAGAGAATGTAGTCCAATTGTGGAAAAAAATAAATAAAAACATGGTTATTGCTATTGAATTTGATAACGATGTAAAATTTGAATCTTTAAATTAAATCATAAAAAAATGGCTAGAATAATAAATTATGGGAGGGAGGATATACCAGACGAAAATGATTTGTTAATAGGCACGGATGCTCAAACAAAAAAAAGCAAGAATTTTGTATTAGGTAATTTAAAGTTATTTTTTAATGAAGGAGAATCAAACCAACAAACATTTGAGACTGTTTCAAAGAACTTACGTCAATATCCTTACACTATTGAATATCAATTAGGTAATTTAGATAAAATTGTTTATGCAACTCCTAGTGGGATTATAACTAAAACATTTGTATATTTAGCCAATAAATTAGACCAAATTATTTTATCAGGAGAAATTGATGGTTTAACAGAAAACACTAAAAAATTTAATTACACAGACAATAAATTAACAAGTATTAATTATTATTAAAACATTAAAATTATGCCGAAATCATTAACTACAGCAAATGACACATTAGACGCTTTTTTAAGAGCAGTTGACCCTACATGGAGAGCAGGAGCAAATAGATTTATTGCTTTGCATACCGCAGACCCTACAAATTCTGGGACACAAACAACATCAGAGGCTACTTATGTAGGATACGCTAGAGTGTCCGTTGTCGCTTCAACTGGGTTTAGCGCTGGCACTGGAGGTTCTAGCCAAAACACTGGATTAATTCAATTCCCACAATGTACAGGAGGAACAAATGTAATAACACACGTAAGTATAGGTACTGCAATATCAGGAGCAGGTCAAATAATTTATCGTGGGGCATTAAATGCATCCCTATCAGTGGCAAACTTGATACAACCTCAATTTCAAATTGGCTCTTTAACAGCTTCTGAATCTTAGTGTGGAAAATAATAAATATTATGTGTATAGGCATCGCTGCCCTATAACATTTAACATACGTTATATAGGAAAAGGACAAAAAAGAAGGGCGTGGACGTTTTCAGGTAGAAGAGCATATCATAAAAATTGGATTAATTTTTTACAAGAGCAGAATCTTAAACCTATTGTTGAGACAGTGTCCTATAATATGACTGAAAAAAAAGCCCTTGAGCTAGAAAGTTTTTTAATTCAAGAGTATGTAGATTTATGTAATAACTTAACAAATATTCTAAAAAATGGGGGTAAGTCAAGAAAAGATGTAGGTATCCAAGTTGCTTGGAATAAAGGGTTTTTCGGAGAACGTGCTACTCATTTTGGTAAAAAACATTTACCTGAAACAAAAGAACTTCAATCTAATTCAGCCTATAAAAGAGCTAAACGAGAGGGTGTTAAAGGAGTGTTTTATGATAACCGTTGTCCAAATAAACCGTGGTGTGCAAGAATAACAATTAGTAAAGGAGTTAGGAAATATATAGGATATTATTCTACTGAACAAGAGGCAGTAGAAGCATATTTAAAAGAATTAGAAAAGTATGTATTGTAAAAAATGTAAAGCAGTAGTAGTGATTGTTGATGGCGAGTATAAGAAAACCTGTACTTGCGAAGCACCTATAATAGCTGATATGGAAGCAAAAGTAATACAAAAATCAGACCTTGAATAGAGTAAAAGACATAGTTGATTCTATAAACGAAGGCCGTATTAATACTGTTTCTTTTAGAAAAGTAGCGTCGCAAGCTAGCACAAGTGGTGTATGGTGCGATTTATCTATGGCTTCTGGGAATCCTTCTCCAAATTTTTATTCAGGAACAGAATTGACGTCATCTTACCTTGACGGTAATAAGGGTCTTTATAAAGGTAGTGGCGAATATTTATTTGAAATAATGGCTCAAACAAGCGGCGCAAATGCAGCTCCAAGTACCTTAATCCTATGCGATTATTTAATGTTTTATCCACAGATAGATATGGATAGCGTAGATACACAAGTAATGGATAATTCTTTATCATTGCCGCGTTACATAAATGGAGAAGGCGTAATGATGTTTGTAGTGGCTCAATATCCATATATTGGTAATGTTAAATTTAATGTTACATATACTAATAGTGACGGAATAACAGGCAGAACAACAGGAAATGTAAGATGTAATACAGCAACAAATATAGCCTCTTTTATTCATAGCGGTTCTTTTGCTAATAGCTTTGGAGCATTTTTACCTTTACAATCAGGAGATACAGGAGTTCAAAGTGTACAAGAAATTACTTTTTTAGGATCAAATGGTGGTTTAGGAGCATTAGTTTTAGTAAAACCTATCTATACAACGCTAATTAGAGAATTAGAAAGTCCAAGCGAAAGTAATTGCTTTAAAAATTCAGCTTTACTACCAAAAATAGAACAAGGAGCGTATCTAAATTTTTTATGTTTACCAAACGCATCAATATCAGGAGTACCAATAACAGGAATAATTAAAACAATATGGTAATATTATGGCAATACAATCACAAGACCAACTAATAACATCTTTAACTTCGGGCAAGACTTGGAGGGCAGATTGGAATAAAATAACAGGAGCAGCAGCATATACAGCAGGACGTTGGTATGACTTATCCCCCCTCGCAGGGACACCTGTAGCAAATGCGTGGACAGGAACAGCTTTAAACGCACGAGTACCTGACGAAACAACAGGATTTGGACTATATCACGGTGGAAACGTAAGTACAGATATTAAAAACTTATTAAATATGGGTGCAGTTTCAGCAGTTGCTACAGCAGTACCAAGTACATTAATGCTTGTGGATATGTGCCTTTACTATCCAGGAATAAGTATGAACTCGGCAACAGCACAAACACTTGTAAATACAAATACACTTACTCGTTATACAACAGGAGCAGGACTAAGAGCAGCATTAGTAATTCAAACATCAGCAGGAGCAACAGCACATAACATCGCTATTTCTTACACAAATCAAGCGGGTACAGCGGGTAGAACACTACCAGTTACAGTAGCAGGTACAGCATCCGCTATCGCACCACATATTACTCATAGTGGAACGGCGGCAAACAATTACGGACCGTTTTTACCATTAGCAAGTGGCGATACAGGAATTAGAAGTGTACAAACTTTAACTTTGAGTGCAGCATCATTAGCAGGAACGGCTGCTTTATGTCTTTATAAACCTATAATGGAAATACCAATTACAACCGCTTCTGTTTATGCTGAAAGAGATTTATTAAATCAGTTACCTTCTTTACCTAAAATAGAAGATGGGGCTTGTTTAACTTGGTTATTATTCACAGGAGGTGCTTTAGCAGCTAATTCAAACATATACGGAAAAGTAACAACAGTATGGGGATAATTGGCAACAAAACACTATTTCACAAGTTACCGCTTACTCAAATAGGCGGTACATTTGCTAGTGATATAGCAACTATTCCTAATTGGCATGTAAAAGAGGACGCAAAACCAACGGCATCAGTACCTAATGGGTATTACGCAGGAGGAGCTTGGGTATTGCCACAAAAAGCAGGAGAAATAGCGGCAATAAACGGATTAATAGGGCAGCAATTATTTACAGTATCTAACCTCGCAGGAGGTTTAAATGCTGAATCTAATATAACAAGCATAGGGGATATTGATAATTCTGAACTTAATGGTATTTCTTTTTTAATTTCAGCTTTAAATCAAAATAATACTTTTACAAGTAGCATATCTGGGTCTGTAAACGTAGCCTCTAATTTAGCAGGAATTGGAGATTTAAATGGTGCTTTAGGAGCGTTGGTTGGAATTGTATCAGAATTTAATGGTAATGGAGAATTAAATGGTCAAGTATCTGGGGCATTACAGGCTATTGCGACTTTATCTAATCAAGGGGATATTAATTCTTCTATAAAAGCTACAGTTGGTTTAATAGCAAGTCTTAACGGGACTAGTTCTATAAATTCTACTATTATTGGGAATTGGGGAATGATATGTAATTTATTAGGACAAAACAACTTAACATGTTCTGTAAACGCAAATGCATATATGAATACTAATATATTTAGTCAAAATTCAATTATATTGAACAATGGTGCTGTTGTTGGAAGTCTTAATGCAAATATTACATCATTAAGCGAATTGTCTCCAGAAAGTTTAGCCGCAAGTGTTTGGGGTGCATTATCTTCACAATATAACCAAGTAGGCACAATGGGTGAAAAAATGAATATGGCAGGAACCATAATTAATCCATGGGACGAAATAATAAATGGAAGTTATAATGCAAGAGATGTAATGGAGTTATTGTTAGAGATTGCATTGCAGGAAGGCGGTGTCTCCTCATTAACATTACAACAAATAGAGGAAAGTTTAATTTTGGCAAAAGAAAACACAGTTTTAGGATTATATTAATAAAATTAAAAAGATGAATGGAAATATTTATTTCTTGGTTGAACCATTAAACGGAAGTCGCTTTGTAAGTACTCAAAATGATATAATAATTAACATTTCAATAGAAGACCATACGTTTACACAAAGGATTGGTATTGTAAAATATTTGCCTAAATTATATAAAGGGAATGTAGAGGTTGGTGATATGTTAGTAGTGCATCATAATGTTTTTAGAACGTACTATGACCAAAGTGGAAATAAAAAAGAAAGTTTTAATCATATTAAAGATTCTTTATTTTATGTTGATGAAGAATTTGTATATATGGTAATTAAACCAAATGGAGATAAGTATTCTTTTAAAAATAATGTATTTGTAGAACCAATTAAATCAAAACCAAGTTTCTTTGAGGAAGAACAAGAAATACAGCATTTAGGTAAAGTTTATTTAACAAACAATGACTTAACAGAACAAAATATAAATAATGGAGATACGGTTATATATGCTAAAGATAGTGAATATGAATTTTATTTAGGCAAAGAAAGATTGTATAAAATGACCACAAATAGAATACTAGCTAAAATATGAAAGGATTATCAGCCGATATAGAAATAGCAATTGAAAATCTTATCGAAGGATTAGAGTACGCGATTGACGTAGCTAGTCTTGACGATGAGAAGCTAGGTTCGGTTGTTAAATCGAAAGTTAGTTCTTTTACATATTGCAAACAATTAATTGTTAAATGGGAAAACTCATTAAATAGTCCTAGTGATGAAAAATTACGATATTATGTAGAGAAGTTGGTTAAAGCAGGAGATTCTTCATTAGACATACTTAGAATGGCTTTTAGAAAGAAAATTGATTACTCTGAACTTGACGAAACTAAACATCACACAGTAGGTCAAGCAAAAGCACAATTACACGAAGCAATAGTTCAAATTGATTCTGCGTTAATTGATTTAAGGATGCAATTAGAATCTGAAAACTATAATCTAACCGAAAAAGAATATAAGAGAGGTTACCCAGAGAAATTTTCTAATCAGGAAATGTTTCCGCTTAAAAATTATTGGAAAAAGTGGTATAATGAAGAAAAAGATGCGGTAAATATTTGTCCGTTTAGTACAGAAGGAGAAATGATTACTCTTGATAATTTAAATATTATTTTACCCAAACAACCTCCTAGAACAAAAATACTTTATCACCAATTTAAACGTGAAGACCAATATTGGAGAAGGCTGTCAGTTCCACAAGGATTAACTCCAGATACAGTTGACGCTTATGCTGAATTTATAATTGAAGAATTTAGAAGAAGAAGAGAGGGATTGTGGTTTTATAATAACGGAATCCCAACGTATATAACAGGCGCGCATTATTTTGCTATGCAATGGGTTAAGATGGAGGACAACGGTAGTTATATGAATTATCGTGAAGCGCAACGAGATATGTTTTATTTCACAAGAGCGTGTGTTATTGATGATAGGTGTATTGGTGAAATGTTCGTTAAATCAAGACGTACAGGGTTTACATACCAAATAATTTGCGAAATGCTAAATGATGCAACAGGAATGAAAAATGCTAACTTTGGTATTACTTCTAAATCAGATGATGATGCAAGTAAAGCGTTTTCTAAATTATCATACGGATTTCTAAACTTACCATTCTTTTTCAGACCAATCGTAAAGGGTGCGGAGGATTCAAAAAAAGAGTTGTACTTTGCAAAACCTACTGAAAACTCTAAAAGGTCTAAACTTTCTCGTGATACAAATACAGACGAATACTTAAATACTAGACTAGACTATCAACCTACAAAAGAGAGTGCGTATGATGGTCAAAAAATGACAAGATACTTAGCAGACGAATCGTCAAAATGGACGCTTGGAAGAAGTTTTGAAAAACATTGGGGGCAAGTTGCACCAACAATGGACGAGGGTGGGACTATTGTAGGGAAAGCATTCGTTGGTTCTAGTGTTAATGCAATGAAAAAAGGAGGTCAAGAATTTTATAATCTCTACCAAGCTAGTCAAGTTAAAAATAGAAATAGGATTACAGGAAGAACGGCTAGCGGATTATATTCTTATTTTTTACCAGCCCATAAAAACATGAGTGAATACACGGATAAGTATGGTAAATGTTGGGAGGTTTCTCCAAAAGAGGGTTTTACAAATGCAGCAGGTAAACACGTAAAAATTGGAAGTATTAAATTTTTATTAGAAAGACGAAAAGCAAAAAGAGCCGAAAGCGATATTGCTTATAATGAAGAATTAAGAGCGTTTCCAATGACTATTGATGAAGCTTTTCGTGATGAACTAAGTAATTCTTTATTCAATATAGAAAAAATAAATGAACAAAAGACTTATAATAGAGAAAACATGATAGCTGATGATTTAGTTATAGGTAATTTCTATTGGGAAGGGGGTATTAGACACTCTAAAGTTGTATTTAAGCATGAATCAAATGGAAGGTTTCATTTAGCATGGTTACCACCAAAAGAATTACAGAACGGTAATGAATTGTTATTTAATTGGGGGGTGTGGGCTAAATCACCTTTAAACGGACATATAGGCGCATTGGGTTGTGACCCTTACGATATTTCAGGTACAACAGAAAACGTAACTATGGCTGGTGATACCGATAACGAAGTAGGTAGAGGTTCAAAAGGAGCAATATCAGGTGTTACAAGTTTTAATATGATGGATGTCCCGTCAAATTTATTTTTTTTAGAATATGTAGCTAGACCACAAACTGCTGAAATGTTCTTTGAAGATGTCTTAATGGCTTGCGTATTTTATTCTATGCCGATATTAATTGAAAATAATAAGCCTAGGTTGTTATATCATTTTAAAAACAATGGATATAGACATTATTGCATTACTAGATTTGATAAACCCTCTAATAAATTATCTGCGACAGAAAGAGAATTAGGTGGTGTACCTAATAGTTCAGAGGATATGAAACAAATGCACGCAGGGGCAATAGAAGCATATATTGAAAGACACGTTGGGATAAATAGAGAGACAGGAGAATGTGGCATAATGCCATTTGAAAGAACTTTAAATGATTGGTTGCACTTTGATATAAATAAAAGAACTAAATTTGATGCAGGTATTTCGTCAGGATTAGCATTAATGGCAATAAATAGAGTTTCTTATATTCAAAAAACTATTGCTAAACCTATACAAATAAAAATAAAAACGTATAATCACAATAACAATAATATCGAATCAGAATGGTAGGCAAAAAAATACAAAATTTTATTCCATCGGGTGAATTTCCTTCAGAGAATATGCCTTTTGCTATAAAAACGACAAAAGAAGTTGGACTAAATATAGGTCAAGCTATTCAAAACGAATGGTTTAATAAGGAGCATGGTCAATGTTCTTATTACCAAAATAAAGAAATGTTTAGGATAAGAAGGCTTTATGGTCAAGGTATGCAAAGTACTAAAGGATATAAGGATTTTATGTCTGTTAATGGTGATATGTCTTATCTTAACTTAAACTTTTCAGTAGTCCCGATTATACCAAAGTTTGTTGATATTATTGTAAATGGAATGACGCAAAGGAAATATGAAATTATTGCTTATTCGTCAGACCCTATTTCAACAAAAAACAACATAGAGTATAGAAAAGGAATAGAACGGGATATGTTAGCTAAAGACTTTCTTATGAAAGCTAAAAACGAGTTAAATATAAACGCGTTTAATTCAGACCCCGATAAACTACCTGAATCTAATGAAGAGTTAGATATTAGGTTAGAAATGGATTATAAACCAAGTATTGAAATTTCAGAGCAATTAGCCATTACTTCTGTATTTGAAAACAATGAATTTGATGAGATAGTTAATACTAGGGTTATACGTGATATTGTAGAATGTGGAATAGGAATAGTTAAAAATTCTTTTTGTCCAACAGAAAGCATTAAGTTAAGTTATGTTGACCCTGAAAACTTTGTTTATTCATACACAGAAGACCCGTATTTTAGAGATTGTAATTATTTTGGCGAAGTAGAAGTAGTAAATATTTCTGAAATATTTAGAAAACTACCAAATCTTACAGAAGATGAAAAACAACAAGTAGTAGATGCTGAATTTAATTGGGACGGTTATTTTGGGTTAACTTCTGACAGAAATTCAGAACAAAGAGGTAAAGTTGCTATTTTAAATTTCAACTATAAAACCACGAGAGAAAATGTTTATAAAATTAAACAGACTACAACAGGTGGATTAAGAGCAATTCGTAGAGATGAATCATTTATTGTAAATGGGGACGATTTAGATTTTAGACGAGAAAGTTTTACTGATGAAGTGTGGATGGAGGGTCAAATGATTTTAGGAACTCAAATATTGCTTAAATGGGAATTGGCAAAAAATATGGTTAGACCAAAATCTAACGAGAAAAAAGCTATGCCAATGTTTTCTATTTGCGCACCTCATATTTACAAAGGAAAAGTAAACTCATTAGTAGAGAGAATGATGCCTTTTTCCGATGACATTAACATTCTTAACTTAAAAATACAGCAAACTATACAAAGAATTATGCCTGATGGTCATTTTATTGATATTGACGGTCTTGCTGAAATTGATTTAGGCAATGGGAATGCTTACAGTCCAACAGAAGCATTTAATATGTTAATGCAAACAGGTAGTGTATTTGGAAGAAGTTCAACTGTTGGAGGAGAGTATAATAATGGTAAAATGCCGATAACAGAAATCACCACAAGTGGAGCAAACAATAAATTAGCTGCATTAGAAAGACAATATGCTTTTAAATTACAAATGATAAGAGATGTAACAGGTGTAAACGAAGCGAGAGATGGGTCAACTCCCGATAAAAATTCATTAGTTGGACTTCAAAAAATGGCAGCATATTCTTCAAATGTAGCGACAAGACACGTATTAGATGCTGATATGTTTTTAATAAAAGATTTAGCTAGAATGGTATCTTATAGAGTTGCAGATGTATTACAAGATGAGAAGTTAAAAGAAGATTTTATTAGAAAAGTTGGTTCGACTACCGTAATGGATTTAGAATATGTAAGTAATAGACATTTGTTGGATTTTGACATATTTTTAGAGTTAGTACCAGACGATGAACAAAAGGCTAAATTGGAAGCTGACTTATCAATTGAAATTCAAAATGGAAATTTAGGAATAGAAGACAAATATGCGATTTTAAACGTAAGGAATACAGCTTTAGCATATAAATATCTTAAAGTAATTAAAGATAAACGCATGAAGCAACAACAAGAAGCTAAAATGCAAGAAATTCAAGCGCAGACTCAAGGGAATATTGAATCTACAAATGCTGCTGCTCAAACAAAAACTCAATTAATTGAAGCTGAAAAACAATCTAAATTAGAAGTTCAAAATCAATACATACAAGGTGAATTAGTTAAGCTTCAAGAGCAAACTCGCTTGAAAAAAGAATTAATGAAAGAAGAGTATGAATATGGATTGGGATTAAAGTTAGCTGAAGCGGACAACGCGAAAGATAGAGAGTCTTATAAAGAAGACAGGAAAGACGAAAGAACCGCTAAACAAGCTTCCCAACAATCAAAATTAATAGAACAAAGACAAAAAGACGGACAACCTATTGACTTTGAATCTAAATACGATGGTGTTGAAATGTTTGAACTATAAAAAAAACATATAATTATTTATGTTGTAATAGAAAAATGCTATATATTTGTTATTAATTAAATCAAATCAAAATGGAAGGATTAGAAAATTTTACTTTTAAAGTAGTTGACAATGAAGAAAATGATATTGTAGAAGATACAGGATATTTATTTGAACAACCAAATGAGGAAGTTTTAACCAATGAAAATGAACAAGAGGCAACCGAATTAGTTACTGAAGAGCCTAAAGAAGAAGAACAAGTTCAAGAGGAAGAAGAAGAAAACATACCGCAAGATTTAGAAGTAGATAGCGAAGTAATATTAGATTACTTAAGGAATAATTTAGGATTAGATATTGATGATTTATCTAATTTGACTAAAAAAGAAGAAAATGCATTGCCAGAAGACGTTAAGGCTTATTTAAAATATAGAGAAGATACGGGTCGTAGCTTTCAAGATTTTTTAGAGGTCCAAAAAGATTGGAGTGCAGAAAAAGAAGATGTGCTTTTAAGAAAGTACATTGCTGAAAAAAATCCTTATTTTGATGAGGATGATATAAATTCTGAAATTGAAGAAAAATACACTTTTGACGAGGATTTTGATTCAGAGTTAGAAGTAAAGAAAAAACAAAGAGAAAAAAAGAGATTGATTGCAGAAGCACAAGATTTCTTCAAAGAAAAAAGTGAAAAATATAAAATCCCATTAGAGTCTAATGAAGATTACATTCCACTTGAGTACAGAGAAGCAAAAAATAAACTGCAAGAAATCAATGAATCACAGGATTTAGTTTCTCAAGCCGAAGAAAAAGCGGTTAATTACTTTAGAAATAAAACAGAAGAATTGTTTTCAAAAGATTTCAAAGGTTTTGAATTTAAAATTGATAACGAAGAATTTGTCTTTAAACCAAGTAATGTTGAAGAATCGAAAAACTCACAAATGAATATTGGTAATTTTATCGATAAACATCTAGGAGAAGATGGTTTAATTAAAGATGTAAAAGGTTATCACAAAGCTTTAAATATGGCTATGAACCCAGACCAAGTTGCAAAACACTTCTTTGAATTGGGCAAAGCTAAAGCGATTGAAGAAATCGCCAAAGATAGAAAAAACATAGACAATGGCTTTTCAAAAACTAATGACGGAAATAAACAAACCACTACTTTTAGAGTTTTAAATCCTGATGTACAACAAGCATTTAGATAAAAACAAACCCTAAAAATTAGTAATTATGGCATTAAATGTATCGCCTGGTGGTTCAGTAACACCTTCTCCTGCAAAGGAATTAACCTCAACAAATTACATCACAACTTTTGACTTCAATAGCCAATGGTTGCCTGATACAATTAAAGAGGAATTTAAAAGATATGGAAATCAATCTATAAAAGGTTTCCTTTCTAAAACAGCATCGGAAATACCTTGTGCATCGGATTTAATTAAATGGTCTGAAGAAGGTCGTTTAAGAGCAGTTGCAAGTGGTGTAACAAGAGCAGCAAATGTTTTCACATTAGCAGGACACCGTTTTAGAAACAATGAAACGATTGTGTTTAATGATGGTTTAGTCGAGAATGTTGGTATAGTAACCGCTAACGATGCAAACACATTTACAGTTTCGCCATCAAGAACCGCAGGATGGTCAATAGGGACTACTGCAATTAACTGTTTTGCTTTTGGTTCTGAATACGGAAAAGGGACAGTTGGACAAACCGTTTCTTTGGAAGCTACTCCTGCAATTTTTGAGAATAAAATGACTATTGTTAAAGACGTTGACATTGTTAACGGTTCTGACATGGCACAAATAGGATGGATTGAAGTACAAGGAGAAAACGGAACAGGATTCTTATGGTACTTAAAATCACGTTCTCAAACTCGCCAACGTTTTGATGATGTATTGGAAATGTCTATGTTAGAAAATGTTTCGTATGAAGCAGGTTCTGCTGCTGCGGTAGCAGGTTACACAGGTTCTCAAGGTTTCTTTTCAGCAGCAAGTCAAGGAAACGTGTTTGACGGTGTTATATCTACTCTTGCTGATTTTGATACGGTATTTGACCGATTAAACAAACAAGGAGCACCTTCAGAGTATATGATGTTTAATAACTTCGCTCAAGAAATTGCAGTTGACAATATGCTTGGTGCTGTTGGTAATGGATATTCAGGTGGGGTTTCCTATGGTGCTTTCCAAAATAACGAGCAAATGGCTTTAAACTTAGGTTTTACTGGGTTCA